GCTTAAAAATATTGTAAGTTTTCTTTGCGAGATTGAAAAATTTTTCCAGAACAACCTTATAGCGGCCATAAGAAAGGTCTCAATAGAGCAAATGTACAAAGAATGTAAGAATAGACCTAAGAATTATATAATCTAACAGCAGCAAAGATAATTTGAACAAATATGATAGAACAAACACTCAAAAAGTCAATGAAACAAAGAGATACTAATAGATGGCCTAGATTAGTGCTACGCACCGCGGTCGCCTACGCAGATAGGATAAATAGTTAAAAAAGCATTAGCTTGAGAGGATTAAATATGGTCATTTATGGGAATTTTTATGGCACACAGTAACTTTTTAGGACAAGACGGTTTCATTTGGTTTGTAGGTGTTGTAGAGGACAGACAAGACCCTACTTACACAGGCCGTGTTCGAGTAAGATGTCTAGGCTATCACACAGACAATAAGATAGATTTGCCTACTTCAGATTTGCCTTGGGCCAGCCCTTTATTACCCATTACTTCATCAGGCATTTCTGGTATAGGCCATTCACCAACAGGCCTACTTGAAGGCAGTTGGGTGTTTGGTTTCTTTCGGGATTCGCAGTACGCTCAAGAACCTGTGATAATGGGGAGTTTGCCTGGCCGTCCATCAGAAATTGCAGATAACCAAAAAGGTTTCTATGATCCAAACGGCGTATACCCACGTTACATTAATGAACCTGATACCAATAGACTGGCCGTTAATGATGAAAACAATCCTCATTTAGGCCTTGAATTAAGAAAAGCAAGTAGAATCACTGGCCTTGCAACAGCAGACTTTGACGCAACAACGGCCGCAGATGGATCAAGTATAAGTGCAAGTGATACAGACACTTGGGCACAACCAGAGATTGCCTATAATGCAGTTTATCCTTATAATCATGTAACCGAAACAGAAAGCGGCCATGTCCTAGAATTTGACGATACATCAACCGCAGAAAGAATATATCTAGCACATAAAACAGGAACCTCTACTGAATACAATCCCAATGGCGACCTTATTAACATAGTCAAAGGCACATCATATACCTTAACCAGTGCAGATAACAAGGTCAACATAGACGGCCTATCAGATATAACCATAGGCGGCCGTCATAAGATATACATTAACAAAGATGGTCAATCTAATAATCACTATGACATACAAGTAGGCCCTAACGCAAATGTCAATATACAAGTAGATACAGGCGACATTAACCTAGTCACAAAACAAGGTAAAGTTAACGTCAATTCAGGTGGTGATTATAACCTTAAAGTCAAGGGTAATATGAGAGTGGCCGTAGAAGGTAATATATTAGAAACAGTAGAAGGCACAAAGACTTCTAATACATCAGGTGCAGTTATTCATAGAGGATCAACAATCGACCTTAATCCATAAGACAGTTAAGAGTAAGGCCTAACTGTCGTATGACAATTAAGGATTTGGCCTAACTGTCGCTATAATAACAACTATTAAAACTAGGCTGGCCTTTGTAATCTATAACACTATTACTTTTAAAACAGATATATAAGCATAAACCCATCCTTTTAATTTCAAAAATTTTTTGTCTGCTAAAATTACTCCATAATCTTTCAATAAAAGTTATAAATACTTATATGAAGAAGTTTAACAAAAGTAAGTGGTATCTGGCCGCATCCAAGTGTGGTAAGTGTTTTAGTAGAATAAGAAGGCCTAAGAAATACAAACACGTTAATGGTAAGGTTTATTCTTCATCTGAATGTGTTAAATGTGCTACTATTAAAAATAGAAAATACTTTAACAAAGATTATCAAAGAAACTATCAATTACAAAACAAAGAAGAAATAAAAGCCTATCAAAGAGAATATTATCAAGGTAAATACAAAGAACGAAATGGTATTAATGCTAAACGTTTACGTCAGCGTACTGTTTTTAAAGATAAACAATCTATCATTGAGTTTTATAAAAATAGGCCTAAAGATTATCACGTTGACCATATTGTGCCTTTAAATGGTAAAAATGTTTCAGGTTTACATACTATATCTAATTTACAGTATTTACCTGCTCAAAAAAATCTTCGCAAGTCTAATAAATTTTAATGTTAACTGACGGCCGTCAAACTCAAGGTCTTTTCATAGTCTTCTATAGACAAATTTTTTTCGTGCTATTTTTTGTGTTATTAGTCGGCTGTGTCAAACTGTCGGTTGGATGTGATATAGACAATATAGATATAGATAACAAACAAGCCGCATTAGAGAAATGCAAAGAAAATCCTAACGTTACAGTCAAGGGTGAGTTTTGAAGGTTAATACTTTTATACATAGTTATGTTGAGTCCCAGAGGAAAGGTGCTAGAGTAGCAAATACTACATATGTTAAAACTTACAGATAAAGCAATATCAAGGTTATCGTTTCTTTCAGCAACCAAGAACAAAGACTATGTACGTTTATCTATTAAGGGTGGTGGATGTGCAGGTTTTGAATATGACTGGTCTTACACAAATAAGGACAATATAACTCGTACTGATGTGGTAATCAAAGAAGTATTAGTCATTGATAGAATGTTTGAATTGTACTTATTAGGCTCTACGTTAGATTACGTTGAAGACGATTTTAAGGCCGAGTTTCGTTTTAGTAATCCTAATAGTAAAAGCAGTTGTGGCTGTGGTGAATCGTTTTCTGTATAAAAATTTTTCGCAAAACTTCGAGTCTTATCTGATGTTAACTGTGCGGTTTTTATATAAATATAGTTGTATATAATCTTATATTTTACTTTCCGAACATTGTAGAAAACCCACAAGAGGAGGACTTACACTTATGCCTAAACCGCCTAAGAAACTTACACTTACGTCTTTAAAAAAAAAGGCGCCTAAAATACCATCACATACCTGTGTCAGTATAGATAATGTTATAAGTAAATTAGAAAAGTTAGTTGAACGTAAAAAGGCGTTAGATAAAAAATCACTTAAAGACTTAACCAAACGATTAGAAAAATTAAGAACGGCCAATGAAGACCTACGAGAAGGTGGTATCTATTGGTACGAAAAATTAAAACTATTATTAAAAAATAGATAGGAGGTCTCCTATGAATTACTACGTTACAGGTACCCTTATAATATTATTAGTTGCATTTGCGTTAATTGTTGGACCTTATCCATATTAAAGTTTTATGACATAATGAATAGTATTCTAAATATTAGNGTTCAACCCACGGAGGCACTATGTCAGACGAAAATAAAAACAAAATTGAACAATTAGAAGAAACTATTGAAAAATTACAAGATGATATAGAAAACATTAAATCATTATTAGAAATCCAAGACGAAGATGAAGACTTTGAAGACGATAATAATGAAGACGAGGATAATGAAGACGAGGATAATGAAGATGAAGAAGAAGACGATAGTAACGAAGATTAAATCATTTGTAAAAAATATTATTTCAAAAATTAAATCATACTTTTAGTGAATAAGTACAAATCTATATTTGTCAGCGATACACACCTTGGTACTGAAGGTTGTAGTGCCAAGGAACTCGCTGACTTTCTTAAAAACAATACCTGTGATAGACTGTATCTTGTAGGAGATATTATTGATGGTTGGCAACTTTCTAAAAAAGTCTATTGGCCACAAGAACACTCTAACGTTATAAGAAGAATATTAACAGCGGCAAAACGTGGTACGAAAGTTTATTGGATTGTTGGTAACCATGATGAAATGCTTAGAAGTTGGTTTGAGTTTCGTTTACAGTTTGGTCGTTTAAGAATATTAAATGAGTATATACATCACGCTATTAATGGTAAAAAATATCTTGTTACACATGGTGATATATTTGATCCGTTAATGAATAGTGGAAAGTTTTTAATGTACTTTGGTGATTTTATATACACTTGGTTAATGAAGTTTAATCGTTGTGTCAATTGGGTAAGAAGAAAATTAAATTTAAAATACTGGTCATTATCAGCATATTTAAAATCACAAGTAAAAGAAACTATTGATGTGCTATTTAAGTTTAAACAAACTATGATAGCCTATACAAAGAAAAAAGGATATGATGGAGTAATTTGTGGTCATATTCATACACCAGCGATAGAAGTTATAGACGGTATTGAATATATGAATGATGGTGATTGGGTAGAAAGTTTAACAGCACTTGTTGAAACACACGAAGGTGAATTTAAG